GGCATAATTGCGGAGCATTAAAGGAATACAAAAATGGCACTGAATTTGAAATCCATTACCACCCGATTGGGGTATCAGCAGATTACGACGCTAACCGCATCTACGGCGCTGACGGTTCCTAGCCGTGACCTTAATGGCCTTAGCTGCAAGCCCACCATCGCGCTCATTACTCCCGAAACGCAAACCGTGCGCTGGCGTGATGATGATGTGGCACCTACTGCGTCGGTCGGTATGCCGCTGGCCGCTGGCGTAACGCTTCAGTACGATGGCGACCTGACCAAAATTCGATTCATTGAGCAGACGGCTAGCGCCAAGCTCAACATCACCTATTACGCTTGAGGTAGTCATGGAAATCAGCAACGACACATCACAGGGCGTTGATTACCTGTACTACTTCACCACGCAGCTTCCGCAAGACTTGGCGCGTTTAGCCGCTCTTCGCGAAGAACTGCAAGTGCGCCAAGGCGCCATGTCGGCGGTGGAAGACGCCACCCGGTTGCGTGATGAAGCGGCTCAAATTTTGGCCAGTGCCAAAGAAGAAGCCGATGCGCTGAAGGCAGATACCAAGGCCAAGAACGCCGACGCTACGGCCAAGAAGAAAGCGCAGGACGCCCGTGAAGATGCGCTGACCCAGCGCGAAAATGAGTTTGCATCAGCTTGCGACGCCCGTGAAGCCGACTTGTCGGCTCGCAAAACGCAGGCCGACCGAGCGGAAGAAATTATTGCCTCTCGCCAGTCCGCTTTGGATGCACGCGAGGCGCAGTTAGCGAACGATGTGGCTGCGCTTGACGCGCGGGTCAAAGCGTTCCAAGATAAGGTTGCGGCGTTAAGCGCCTAACCGTACCGGCGAGGTTCACCGGGGGCTTTTCAGGAGCCAGTGATGAGTGATGAGGATTTATTAGCGGAAGTACCCGCGCCGGAACAGGTAGCGACGGCAGCACCTGAGCCCGATGTTTCAGCGCCGGAAGTTGAAGAGCAGGCAGAAGCACCCAAGACCTTCACACAAGAAGAGCTTGATGCGATTGTCAGCAAACGGCTTGCAAGAGAGCAGCGTAAGTGGGAGAGAACTCAGCAGCAGAAAGCGCCGGTTCAACCGGCAGAACTGCCGCCGGCTGACCAGTTTGAAAGCGTAGAGGCGTATGCCGAAGCGCTGGCTTCGCGTAAAGCAGAGCAACTGATTCAGCAGCGGACGGCTCAGCAGCAGCAGACTGAGGTTCTTGAGGCTTATCACGACCGCGAGGAAGAAGCGCGGGGCAAGTACGATGACTTTGAACAGGTCGCGTACAACCCGAATCTTCCGATTACGAACGTGATGGCTGAGACGATTCATTCTTCGGACATTGGACCTGACCTGGCGTATTACCTTGGGTCTAATCCGAAAGAAGCGGACCGTATTTCCCGGCTATCGCCGTATTTGCAGGCCAAAGAAATTGGTCGGCTGGAGGCCAAATTGGTCGCCGAGCCGGTAACAAAACGGGTATCTAACGCGCCTGAGCCGATTCAACCGGGCAAACCGCGTGGTGCTACGGCACCGAGTTTTGATACCACTGACCCACGTTCGATTAAGAGCATGACGACCAGTCAGTGGATTGAAGCCGAGCGGCAGCGCCAGATTAAGAAGCTGGAAGCGCAAAAATTTCGCTAATAGGAGCCCATAATGGCTAACTCATTGCTTACGATTGATATGATCACTCGGAAGACTCTCGAAATCCTCGAGAACAACCTTGTGATTTCGCGCAACGTGAACCGTCAGTACGACGATTCCTTTGCCGTTGAGGGCGCCAAAATTGGCTCGACCCTCCGCATCCGTCTGCCTGACCGCGCGCTCGTCACCGATGGCGCCGCCCTTCAGGTGCAGGACGACAACGAACAGTACACCACCCTCGCGGTTGCTTCGCAGAAGCACATCGGCGTCAATTTCACTTCTGCTGAACTCACCATGCAGCTAGATGATTTTGCCGACCGCGTGCTGAAACCTCGCGTCAGCCAGTTGGCTTCCAGCATCGATGCCGATGTCGCCAACGCTTACAAGAGCATCTTCCAGTCGGTTGGCACCCCCGGCACCACCCCGGCTACCTCGCTCGTTCTGTTGCAGGCGCAGCAGAAACTGAACGAATCCGCTGCTGGTATGTCGCCGCGCTACGCCACCGTCAACCCGGCGGCTAACGCTGGGCTGGTCGAAGGCATGAAGGGCTTGTTCAACCCCACCGGCACCATCAGCCGCCAGTTCAAAAACGGCATGATGGGTGAGGGCATTTTGGGTTTGGACGAAATCAACATGTCGCAGTCGATTGTCCAGCACACCACTGGTTCGCGGTCTACGACCGACACCATTCTGGTGAACGGCGCGGTCACCACCCAAGGTGCTACCACCATCAGTATTGATGGCGGCACGGGTTCGGCCACGATTGCTGTTGGTGATGTGTTCACGATTGCTAACGTGTACGCGGTCAACCCGCAGACCCGTCAGTCTACTGGCTCGCTTCAGCAGTTTACTGTGACCTCGCTGGCTACTGCGGCTTCGGGCGCTTGGACGAACGTGGCGATTTCGCCGGCCATCTACACCAGCGCGAACGCACTGGCGACGGTGGATTCGTTCCCTGCCGACAACGCGGCGGTTACCTTTATTGGTACGGCGTCCACCCAGTACCCGCAGAACCTTGTGTACCACAAGGACGCCATCACGCTGGCGACCGCCGACCTTCTGCTGCCGCAAGGCGTGGACATGGCTAGCCGCCAGGTTCACAACGGCATCAGCCTGCGTATCGTCCGTCAGTACGACATCAACAACGACCGTATGCCTTGCCGTATCGACGTGTTGTATGGTTTTGCGACCATCCGCCCGCCGATGGCCTGCCGCATCTGGGGTTAAGGAGAAAATATCATGGCATTTCCTTCTACTGGAAACGGGTATCAGAACACTGACGGTAACGTCAATGAGGTGCGTTTGGTCCTTCAGGGCGCGCCGGCTTCGGTTACTGCGGCAGGAACGCTGACGGCGGCTCAGGTGCTTACCGGCTTGATTGTTGTCCCTAGCGGCACGCCGGGCACGCAGACGCTGCCTACGGTGGCTTTGCTTGAAGCTGCGCTGCCTAACGTAAAAGTGGACAGCGGGTTTGACCTGAACCTGGTTAATGCGGCGGGCTCTACCGCCACTATAGCGGTTGGCACGGGTTGGACGATTGTGGGCACGGCAACCGCTGCGACTCTTACGTCTGCCGCGTTCCGCGCACGCAAGACCGGCGACGGCGCTTGGACGCTGTACCGAATCGCCTAAAAAGCGGATAGGGACGGGGTGGGCAACCACCCCGTTTTCTTTATGCACATATACCTCAGACACCCAAAACACGGCACCAAAGTCGCTATCGCGGAAGCGGAAGCGGAGGCGGATGAATGCAATGGTTGGGTGCGATATACTCCCGGTGAGCCGGACGCTCCGGTCAACGAATTAGAGGCTAAGCGCCGCCGCCGACCAGCCGCATAGGAGTTTTTGCCGTGCAGAGATATGTCAATTTCATCGCCTCGACCACGGGCTCTAACTCGACGCTTCGGGTTCTTAGCCTAGCCACTTGCACGGTATATGTGTCTGGCACAACGACGTTAGCGACGTTGTATTCCGACAATGGCGTCACGCCATTGGCAAACCCGTTTCTTTCGACTTCAACCGGCCAGGTGTCGTTTTACGCGGCCAACGGGCTGTACGACCTTGTGGTGGCAAAGACAGGGTTTGAAACGGTAACCATTAACGCCATTGAACTTGACGACCTCCTAGCCCCTTCCGGTAGCAACAGTGTTGGCTATCTTCCGGCGGGCGCCGGCGCGGTAGCAACAACCGTCCAGACCAAGCTGCGCGAAAGCGTAAGCGTTAAAGACTTTGGCGCGGTTGGGGACGGGGTGACGAATGATACGACGGCGATTCAAACTGCCATCACCTCAAATCCGGGACGGACAATTTTCTTTCCTGCGGGAAAATATCTAATCACCAGCACCATTACTATCACATCCCCCGCGACGGTTCTTGAAGGTGAGTTAAACGGTCTTGAATATGTTACCGCCGGCAGCGGCGGCGCAGTGATTGTCTGTAACACCGCAACCGACGCGGTCTATTTCAACAACACCGCCGCGCCAACTGGTGCCTTGCAAGGCTGCGGCATGAAAAACCTGTCGATTGCCCGAACGGTGCATGTGGCAACTGGTTCTGGTTTGAAGTTGCGCGACACCGCGAACTTCTCCGCTGAAAACATTGGTGTAAGTGAGTTTTTCATCTGCATTGACATGGTGGACGCTCAGAGCAGCACGTTTAGAAATGTGCGCCTTTACACCGGGAATGCGTTCACTGGCGCGACCAACAGCACGATGGTGAGCATTACTGGGTTGTATCCGCTGGTCAGCAGTTCCGACGCGGGCTGGATCAATTCGTTTGATCAATTTCTCATCACGTCAAACAGAATCACCGACCACGGGTTTAGGGTTCGCAGTAACGACGACCTGAGGATTGCGAACGGATATATCGGATGGATGAAGAACAACGGGGCGCTGATCGAACTGCAAGACGCAACAGCTCCGCTGTATTCAATCAATTTTGAACAGGTTTACATCGACGGCGTGAAGGTGGACGGCACGCAAACTCCAATCGGCATTTGGGTTAAAGACAACGGAGTGTCGCCATCCGGGTCTACGCCGGCCATTTTCGATATGAAATTGACTGGCTGCACGTTCGGCCAGCTGACCAACGCACTCTACATTGACCAGCCCAGCGTGGCGGCCATCACGGTTGAGAACTGCGAGTTCCACAACACTGAGCAAACAGCGGTTTACATTGGCGTGACCACGGGCGCCTATGTGTTTTCTGGGTGTTCGTTCTACAAGGTCGGGTACAACTTCGCGGCGACCACCTATTCAGCTATCAAGTGCGACG